GACTTTCGGGTGGGCGATCCGGTGAAATTCACTGCGCAGGGCCTGGCGCAGATCGACAGCGCACTCACCCCCGGCAATGTCTACCACGTAGTCAGCGTGACGCCCGGCGTGACGCCCGGCGCCGGCAACCCGAAGATCGGGATCTCGGCCACCGCCCACGGCACTGCTATCACCCTGGAAGGTGACGGTGGCACCGGCACTGGTGACAGTCCCAACTCCGAGGCGAACCACATCCTGATCGCCTTCTCCGAGCACAAGGCGGTCTGTCAGGTGCAGAGCTGGAGCATGAACCTGTCGCGGGAGGAGGTGGACACCACCGCCCTCCAGTGCGGCCCCGGCACGGCCGGCGGACGGATGGCCCCGTTCCGCACAAAGCAGGGCGGCTTCGTCAACGGCACCGGAAGCATGGTCGTGCGCTTCACCAGGGACCAGCGGGCCCTGTCGCGCCGGCTGCTGCAGAACAGCCTCTACAAGAACCAGGACGGCGCCAGCGTCCAATTGTTCGTGGACACGATCTACGACGGCAGCGGCAAGCTCGATCTGGCGCAGTCGCTCTACCTGGAGGGCGAGATCAGCATCCTTGGCTTCGACCTGGGGGCCACGGTCGGCAGCGACCCGATCCAAGGCACCGTCAACTTTTCGTTCAGCCAGCAGCCCACCAACATCCTCGGGCAGCTCTGATAGGGTTTTCGCGGGTGTCGTAGGTGCGGTGCTCCAGCAGGCCCCGGCAGCTTCCCAGCTGCCGGGGCTTCGCCGTCTGCGGGTAGTGTGGGTGCAACCCGCACCCAACCATGGACGCCATCGAGATTCTGGAGGCTGAGTCGCGCATCAACGTGCTCCGAAAGCATGTGCTGCGCTTCCCGAGCGGCAACACGATGGACGTGTACTCGACGCCCGTAACGCTGGCGGAGCGGCGCATTGCAGCGGAGAACGCCAGCAGCGACGAGCAACTGGACATCAACATCCAGTTGATGATCCTCAAGGCGAAGGACTCCAGCGGCGAGCCGCTGTTCAACCAGGGCCACATCGCCCGGCTGCGCCGCACCGTTACCGCCGAGTTGGTGGCGGAGCTTGTGAACGCCATGTATGCCACTCCTCCGCTGGAGGATCTGGACGACCTGTCGCCGGCGGCGGCGGGGAAGTCCTCGTCGCGCAGCTCCGGCGCCACCACGATTTGAGGTTCCGCCTGGCGCTGGCGGACGCCCGGCACATGACGCTGAACCAGCTGGAGGCGGTGATGACGCCGGCCGAGATGCTGCTGTGGCAGGCGTTCTATGACATGCGCGAGGAGGACCGGCAGAAGGAGGCTATGAGTTGACGCTGCGCCAGCTCTTGCGGCTCCAGATGGCGTAGACGTTGGCTTCGCAGCAGCCGTGCTCCGCAGCCAGTGCCAGGGCGGTCTGGCGGCCTTCCCCGCGCCGCTGGTAGATCGCCTGAGCCTGCTCTGCCGTCAGTTTGGCGGCTGGGGTGCGCTCGCCCTCCAGGTGGGTGCCGTGCCGGCGCTTGTCTGCATTGTTCCCCATGCGGGTGTCGTAGCGCAGGTTGGCCAGTCGGTTGTCGTGCGGATCGCCGTTGCCGTGGGCAACCTCCCTCCCAGCAGGGCATGGTCCCGCGAACGCCTCCAGCACCAGGCGGTGGATCTCCGCCTGCCGCTGCATCCCCGGCCGGTGCAGCGTGACGAACAGGTAGCGGAGGCCCCGGCGGGGCTGCAGCACCACGCCGCGCCAGAACCGGCGCCGCTGGCCGATGCTCCAGCGGTCGAGGCTGCGAACGCGCCCCTGGTCGCTGGCTTCGTAGAAGCCCTCCCAGCCGGGGATGGCCCGCCACGTCTCGCGCTCTACGATGCTCTCCATCAGCCTGGCTCCACAGGTTGGTCATGCTCAGGGGCGCCAACCCGCTGAGCAACACAAACTTACGACATATTTCGGAGGCGGGATACATCTATGTCAACGATGTATTCCGTAGATTTATTATTCTCGACCCGCCGGGCGGATACAGAGCTGGCGCGGATGGAGAACCGCCTGCGCGACATCGACCGTGTCGCGGACCAGGCGGGGCAGGGCAGCTTCGACGGCATGGCCCGCAGCGCCGCGGGGGCGCAGACGAAGGTAGCGGCGCTCTACGGCGTCGCCACGAAGCTGATCGGCGCTCTGGCCGCCGCCGGGGCGGTCCGATACGTGTTCGCCAAGACGGCCGAGCTGGAGTCCCAGACCGCCAGCATCCGCACGCTGACCGGCAGCCTGGAGAAGGCGAACACCATCATCCAGCAGCTGCAGCAGTACGGCGCCATCACCCCGTTCACCAGCACCGAGCTGATCGAGACGGCGAAGCAGCTGGCCGCGTTCAACGTGCCGGCGGAGAAGCTGGTGGACACCACCAAGCGGCTCGGTGACATCGCGGGCGCGACTGGCGCGAGGCTCGACGGCCTGGCCCTGGCCTACGGGCAGGTGATGGCGAAGGGCCGGCTGCAGGGCGAGGAACTGCTGCAGTTCACCGAACGAGGTGTAGCGCTGCAGGCCGAATTGCAGCGGATGTACGGCCTCAGCGGCGAGGAGATCCGCAAGGCACTGGAGAAGGGGCGAATCGGCGCTGAGGCGGTGGAAGTTGCAATTATCAACCTCACCAGCGAAAGCGGGAAATACTACGGCGGCGCCGTTGCGCAGAGTGAGACGCTGAACGGCAAGTTCAGCACTCTGACGGACAGCATCGAAACTCTTGCTCGCACCATTGGAACCCAGCTCGCGCCGATGTTCAAGTGGGCAACGGACGAAGCGATAAAGGCTGTCACGGAGATCCAGCGGATGCTGGACCTGGCGAACAATTCGGCCGCTCGCTCAAGGGAAGCGCAGTGGCAGAACGAGGGCAGGCAGTGGGTAGACAAGGAGTTTCCCGGCTTGTTCAACCAGGGGCAGCGCGCAGAGATGCTGCAGCGGTTCATCACGCAGAAGCGGGCGGACTACGACCTTCAGAACCGAGCGGGCGGCAACTCCAAGGCGGCACCGCCACCGGCTGCGCCGCCGCTGCTCGATCAGAAATCAGGACGCACCGGCAGCGGCGGCGGCAGCGGCCGCAGCGGCGGCGGCGGTGGCGGCGGGCCGGACTTCCCCGCCTACATCACCGCGAACCAGATGCGGGCCTGGTTGAAGTCGCAGGGCTACGAACGCACCAGCGGCGACTTCACCAACCGGGGCCACCGCACCCCGAACCACATGCTCAACGCCATCGACATCGGCGAGCTCGATGGCTCCTATTCATTCGCGGTGCAGCGGGCGAAGGCACTGGAGCGCCAGCTGCGCGCCACCGGCGCCTTCGGTAGTCAGTTGTTCGGCCCGGTCAGCGACCCCCGTGGCCACAAGGACCACGTTCACATCCCCACCCCGGGCGGCCGCATCCGCGTCAACGCCGCCTTGGCGCAGCTGATGGGCCTCGGTGGCACCGGCAAGGGCGGAATGGCGATGCAGGAGGCCGGCTGGGCGAACGACGCCGAGAGGGACGCCCAGCGCCGCGCCGAGGAGGAGCAGCGCCGCACCGACAGCCTGACGAAGAACGTGGAGTTGAAGCGGGCTGAGCTGGCGATCGACCGGGAGCAGGATCCCGCCCGCAAGATCGCCCTGGAAGGCGAGCGCGACCGGCTGCGGATCGGCCAGGAGATGAAAGCCCTGCGGGCGGAGGATGTCACCGGCAAGAACGCCGAGCTGATCAAGACGCTGGAGACGCTGGAGCTGGAGATCCAGAAAACCGACGAACTGCGGAAACAGCAGGATCTTCGGGAGGGCGCCCTGCGGCCGCTGCGCGACGAGATCGAGATGCTGGAGGCCCGAAGCCAAGGCCCCGGCGCCGTGAAGGCCCTGGAGCGCCGCAGGGCGGTCGAGGGCCTCGGCAAGGCCGGCGTCGATGCCGGCACCGCCGGGGGCATGCTCGATCGGCGCGACAAGCTGGAGCAGGAGGCCGCGGCCCGCGAGGCGCGGCTGGCCAAAATCGAGCAGATGGCCGACGAGGTTTCTGGTGCCGTTGGCGACCTGTTCCGCGACATCATCAGCGGCAGCGCCACGGCCGAGGAGGCGCTGGCCGGCATCTTCCAGCGCATCGCGGACAGCTTCACCGACATGGTGGCCCAGATGATCACCGAATGGGCGAAGGCCCAGATCATGGGCCTGTTCACCGGCGGCGCCGGTGCTGCTGCAGGCGGCGCCGGTGCTGCTGCAGGCGGCGGCGGTGGCGCCATGGGCGGCTTCGGCGTCGCCGGGCAGCTGGTCGGCGGCCTGTTCTCCGGTGCCGGCCCCGTGAGCTTCGCCGGCGGGGGCTCCACCGGCCGCGGCGCCCGGGCCGGCGGCCTCGACGGTCGCGGCGGCTTCCTGGCGATGCTGCACCCGAACGAGACGGTGATCGACCACAGCACCGGCGGCGGCGCCGTGAACAGCGTCGTCAACGTCAGCATCGCCAGCGACGGCAGCGCCAAGGTGGACGCCAGCCAGGGCAGCAGCCTGGGCCGCGAGGTGGAGGCCGCCGTCGTCGCCGTGCTGGCCCGCCAGCGCCGCCCCGGCGGCATCCTCGCCACCACCACCCGCTAACCCATGCCGATCGCCTGCAACGCCACCCTGCGCCTCGGCACCCTGTCGGTGCAGGTGACGGCGAGCAAGACCACCGCCATTCGCAACGTCGCCAACCGCTTCGGGGATGGCTACGCCGAGCGCCGGCGCGACGGCATCAACGCCCGGTTGGAGTCCTGGCAGCT